TCTTAATCTCTGTTACTCCGTGAACATAATTTTTATCCCCTGGAAAAAAATAAGCAGCACCCTTCTTTGGCTTAAATTGAACACCTTGTAGTGGAAAATATAATTCTCCACCTTCATAGTCTTCATTCAAATAAAACAGGCTTGAAAGATCATAGTTAGGGAAATCATTTGGAAGTCCAGCATCTGGACCCTCATGGAGTTCCTTGTCTGCGTGAGGCTTCTGAAACTGCCCTGGGAGCCATCTAACGATAGTTGTACCAGTAGGGATAACCTTTACCTTGTAAAACTCTTCAACAATTGGCTTAAGCCTTTGAAATAGTCCTGCAATTACTGGAGCAATTGTTGGATCATTTTTATCTAGAGTAGGGCTAGTTGCAACTCTATCTTTCCAATACTCAGAGTCGTATACCACTGTTCCGTTTTCATTGACATGGCTTTGGGTTACATCCCAAATTGTTAAAGACTTTGCAGCCTTTTCTAAAAACTCTATTTCTTCTTGAGTCATAAAATTTTCTAACTCAACGATCATTTCTTTGCCATTGCCAAACCAGCCAGAAGGCGTCAGTGACGGCTTTCTAACTACAACAGAAGCATCCATTTTGTCCATAATTGAATTATATCATAGGGTTTTGCCCTACAATTCCCTCTCTATCTCTAGTTGTTTTAAGAACCTATCTGCACTAAATCTCCAATTGTCTTTTGCAAATGAAGTAACAATCTTAATACATAGGTTTTCGTAATCTTCTTTATTTAACTTATCTTTAACCTTGTGCAAAGCATCAACTGTATCAATATAGTTCTGTCTTACAAAAGACGGATCACCAGCATGGTTTCTTTTTAGCACCTTTGTATTAATTTTTCCAGATGGCTCGTATAAAGAAACAGTCAGATAATCTTTTGCAAACCCAGCATCCTGATACATTTCGTATCCTTCTAGTGCCTGCTTTTGATTATCAAAAGATATTATAGATCTAACTGGAGACTCGCCATCTCTAGATACGGTTATCATGTAGTGACCGATACTGCCACTTGCTGAGTTTTTAATATAATCATTTACGATATCGTCGTGATTAGGCTTTAACTGTTCCATTATCTACCCTGAACCGTTTGATCGTCTACTCCAAGTTTTAAGGCTTTTACTTCGTGAGACCCAAGAGATTCGCCATTCTCGTTAACAGCATTTCTATACCAGTCAGTCCACTGACCTCCTGAGTTTACCTTTTGTGCTGCTTCTCCATAAGAAATATTTGCCTCTACTCTTTTTCTGTCTTCATCTTGGTAGTCAATAATTTTAATTACAGTATTGTTTAGTGCTGTAAGAGAAAGTGGAATTATTGTTGCTACTGGAGTTCCAGCCTTAACAACAACTCTCTTATTTGCTACCTTTGCTTTTAGGGCTAGTGGAAATGGGTTATCGTAAAAAGAAGTACTGATTAGAGAAGACATGGTTTCAAACTCATCACTAAAATAGTTGACTGGATTAATAGCAAGAATGCTAACATCTTGATCTGTTCTAAATATTAGCCCTGTATCCATACTTATAGACGACTGCCCTCTTCCAGAATATGCTCTTTCTGGATTGAATATTTTAACATGATCAGGAGTTTGATCATTTATTCCGTCCCACTCAAACTCAATATCTTCTATGCATGATAGACTATATCCAACAACGTTTGCCTGAGTTACTGGAAAACATCTATAGGCATGGTTTTCAGAGGTGTCGTCCATCCAGTCTCTTTTAATAGACATTGGAGATATCTCAAAAAGACATCCTGGAGTTTTTTCAACTGTTATGTTATACACTATTCATTATCCCATTTTGGATCATACATGTCTGGTGTATGATACTTTTTACTATAATCAAGCATTGTAACAATTGAGTATTTGGTTCCTGAGTGAACTGGCATAGCCTGATGAGGATACATAAAGTTGGATGGGAAAATGTAAAGATCTCCAGCCTTTGGCTTAATGTTTAGGCCTTGCAATCTAAAAAATAGTTCTCCACCTTCATAATCATCATTAATGTAAGCAACTAAAGAAACAGTGCAGTTATACGAGTATCCGTGGTCGTGATGCTCTTTAAAGTGTTGGCCAGGACCGTATTTAATAAAATTAAAGGCTTCCCAATATTTAAGTGGCATAATGTTGTAGGCTCTACGGTAGTCTTCGACTGCTGCTGCTTGAGCATCATAAACATCTTGCCAAAGGGCTTGCAGTTTTATTGATTCTTCGCTTTTATCTTGTTCAATATCAGTTTTCTTAAATTTAAAATCTACACAATCTCTGTAATCTGGCATAAGTTGTTGATACCCAACATACGCTGGCATCCAATGGTATCTTTTGCCTTCTGAGGATAGTTCTCCATATCCAGCAACAGAACCTAGAGTGCTCTCGAGTCTATTTATTAAATCAAACTCTTTTTTAATAACTCCTCTATAACAAATAATTCCATTGCCAAGATCTTCTTTTTCTGTCCATGTTTGCATTTGTATCTCCTATTTGTATTCTCTGCGTGACCAAACTTTTTTGATATAAACTCCACCATCAGGCTGACGATAGAACTTTGCGTTATCTACCATTTTACCATATATGGATGATTGATCTAAAATTTCTATGCTGTGATCCCAGTTTTCTCTTTTAAAAGGAAGGACTTGTAGGTATGGTGTTCCCGCTGGGAGAGTTCCTTCCCACCCATCGGCAATAAAAAATGGAAAACTGCCAAGAAGATGTACTTTGTCTGAGTCAACAATTCCAGTTGTATTTAAAAATGGAAGATCAAACCTATTCATTGGTGTCATAAATAATGCACTATATCCTTCTGGCAACTCTAGACCCCACGGAGAACTCCAGGCAAAGTGATACTGGTAGTATCCTTTAGGATGTTGAAACTGTGGCATTGGTGGTCTTTGAGTACAAAAGTCTTTATACTTAGGGTTATCAATTGTTACATTAATTATACCCTGAGAATTTTTGGCAAATATTAGATCACACGGTGTTTTAAATACATATCCAGTTGCAAATGCATCCATAATTGCAGGGCATGCTTTCCATGTAGGTATCTTTCCATAGTCGTCAGTAGTGCCTTCTTTAGGAAACGGACAAACTTCTTTTGTCGCTTTATAGTATTCTCCATTTGGCATTTTAGCAAATCTGTCTGCATCTTTGTACCAATCTGGAATCTCTTTTTGTGTAGGAACAGGAACAGAAATATCCTCTTTATTTAACCAAGGTCTAAATGATCGAAATCTAGCAACCAAAGACACTATTTGTGTCCTAGTTCATTAATGTCTGTCATTACAACAACACAATATTTAGTTCCCTCTTTCATCGGCAAAGATGCATGTTCATAAATATAATTAGACGGGCAAAGAACAATGTCTCCTATTTTTGGAGTATGGGTGTAATTGTCCATTCTTGGAAATCTTATTTCTCCACCCTTATAGTCTTCATTTATGTAGATAACAGCAGACACTGTACAGTTATACATTGGGCCATGATCAGCATGAATATTAAAGTGTGTTCCTTCTCCTTCATACTTTACAAAGTTAAATGCTTCATAGTATGTAACATTAATTCCCCAGTACCGTGCATAATCGTCAACACAAAATTTTAACTTTTGGTAGATCTCTTCATGAAGGTCAATTAATTCAGCATTATGCTCATCTCTTGGGCCCAAGTTTTCTTGCTTAAACCTAAAGTCTACGGCATCTCTAGCCTTCTTTATTGGAACATCAGAATTAGTTACTTTTGCTTCTGACCATTTATATTTTCCATTTCTACCCAAATTTGATTCTAAAATTTTTATATATCTTTCAGAATCTTCCTTTGAAAATACGTTTCTGTACAGATTAATTCCTAATGCTGGATTTTCAACTAAAATATTATTTCCTATAGTTTTTGATGGATATCTGTTTGCGGATGTTTCTGATCTGTCTTTTGTAAACCACGGAGTTTCGTTTTCATCATATACGCTCATGGAAATTACCTTTCTCTGTTATAACCATTATAACACATACCTATAAAAATATGCCTAAAACATTGAGCCTTAACCCTTGTGCCTTAAAAATATAATTGTTAAGATTTTTATCTTATTCGACTAGTGTAAGTTCTGTTCCATCCCAGGTAAAGGTTTTTCCAACCTTATTAACTGGACCAGTTTCAGTCTTTATTAATATTGTTTCTCCATCAAAGGCTGCATCAAGCATTTCTATGTTGGCAGAATCTGCTTGAACCGTAATTGAAAATACGACCTTGTTGTCAGATAAAAATACGTATCTCTTAATTAAATTTAAGTATTCTTCATCTACTGGTATTTCTGTATTAATGCTTCCTCCAACAAAAGAACTTCCATTCCATACTGCGCCTCTTATTGCGGAGTTTTTATGTAACGATGCATTCATACCAACAACTGGAAGACCAGAGTCGAGTGCTGCATCTACAACACTTGTATCTGCTAGTGAGTATGGGTCTATTTGATCTATTGCATCCCAGGTGTTATCACCATTTTTTGTTAGTATAACATACATAAAGTGTATCTCCTTTTATTATAGTATAGCATATTCATTAGTAGTAACAGTTTCCGCAACATGGTGCTGTGCTTGGACAGTTCCAGTATGGTCTGTAACATGCTGGTCCGCATCCGCCTGCAGGGGCTGTGAAGTATGGGAAGAATGGGAAGAACGGCGGGAAGAACGGGAAGAACGGTGGGAAGAATGGGAAGAATGGGAAGAACGGTGGGAAGAATGGGAAGAACGGTGGGAAGAATGGGAAGAA